AAGCTTCCTCCTTATATTTTCGACAGTTAGGCTTCACTTCATTTTTTTCCAAAGGCGTAGCAATCGAAAGAAAAAATGTAAACAAAAAGGGCGCAAGCTATCAAAAAATCTCCTCCTTACCCTCGGAGGAAATCTCTTGAAGCTTGCGCCCAACCTATATTGTCTCTTTAATTGTTATGAATTTAGTATGCTTTACTAAATCTACTCTTTTATTATAACATATAATTTTAAATTTTTTAAGTGACTTTGCGATTTTTTCATTTTTAACATGGTTAAGGGCAAAACAAAAAGGCCTTCACTGTTTGTGATAGCCTTGAATGTTTAATCTTAGTTAAGCACTCCAGGAAGCGAATATAGATCCATTTCCTTTAGTTATAAACAACCCAGCTTCCTGCAGGGAGTTTACTTGCCATTTCGATTTGTTCAGCAAGAGTCATGCCAGCGTATTCACCGTGACCTAACAATTGGAACGCACCGTATGCACCTGAGCTTGCATTTGCAACATCTGCACGTCCATTAGACTCATGTTCAATAATATATGCCCATTCACTTGCAGAATATCCTGCTGCATTGGCAGTATTAGAAACCATGTAGTTGGCAAGGGCTTCGATATTTACTTGACCAGAAGTTTGACCTAAGTCAAGTCCTGATACAGTTTGTGCTACTTTAGATTTAGCAGGTTGTGTTTCAACTTTTTTGGCAGTTGTAGGAGTTACTGAAGCTTTTCCTAACAAAATGTTGTTAACTTCTGTTTGTACGTCTTCAAAGTCAAAACCTTTGTTTGTCAACATTGTGACACGCTCTTGACCTGTACCGTAGTTACCGTTAATAACTTCAATTGCAACATCATGTGTAGTTTGTTTTGGTGTGTCCGCGTGGGCCATACCAGTACCGATAAACATGAATGAAGCAATAACACCAGTTGAAATAGCAACTTTACTGAATTTCATTTAGACCTTTCAATTTCGCCACTAAGAATATTCCATAGAGTTAAAGCTCAATTACGAACCCCCGTATATACTCTATCATCATGGTTACTTCCCATACACATCATAAAGTCTTGAACGCTTGTGTAGGATTACCGTCAGCAGTTTAACGTCATTGCACGCTATGGACGTTTGTTATAAAGGAACTTTCAAATCTCTGCTGTTTGCGAAATTACAAATCTTTGAAAGCTCACGGTTTAAAATGTATAAGTTCACTCAGAAAAAAATAAATTTTCAAAGTTAAATTCATTTCCTTCATGAGGGACTCATTATATGACCTCTACCTTAAACTTAACTTAAAATATCAAGGCTGAAAAAAGAAAACGAAAACATTTGTAAACAAAATATTCAGAAAATTTATTATACAAAAAGAAAAAAACGTATAATAAAATCCCCTATTTAATGCGATTTTTATTTCATAAGAAAATAATGGAGTACTTTTTGTATTTAAATACATTAATTTTTTTACCAATAAAATTAAGTAATTTTCTTCATAATTTTAAGTTTAAGTTAAGAAAAGATGATTTTAGGTTTTTTTCTTAATAAAAATTAAGGAGAAATCGCTCCTATTTTCATTCTTTTATTTTCATATTTTTTCTACTATATAGCGGGTATAGAACAGTCTTATGGCTCATTTTCATTGGTATTTGAGCCTATCATTCTGAGTTTTTCTTTTTGTATCGTGAGAAACAGTTAACAGAAAGAATATACTTCTTGTTCATTTGTCTGAATAATTTTCTTAAAATACCGTTATTGGTAATTATTCTAACCTTGAACAAATTATTATGCGATTTTTTCTCATAATGTCTCTTGTTCTCTTCTTCATAAAATTTTTACTTGTTTTTATACATTTCATCTTCTTATTTTCTAAATTTTGTTTTTACTGAAAAACATCAGCTCTCTGCTCTTTTTATTACCTTATATAACATTATGATGACGTTTTGTGGTTTACATAGAAAAACTCCACATCTGCGGGCAAAGAACCAAAGCACAGATATGGAGCAATCAAAGAAAGGTGTATACCGAAATAAAGGATTCAGTATTTACCTTATCTATATTATAACACTAAAGTAAGCGTTAACAAATAGAGTTGCAACTGTCACAAGGGCATGAGCAAAGCAAAAATCCCCCTATGGAGAAAGGGGGACATCAAGGTTATATCCATGGGTTGGATATTTATTATGAAAAATCAAAATTATACTAGGGTTTGAATATAATTAGGACATTATCAATTTTAGCATTGTCTCCCCGAAAATAAAAATAATAATCAAGGAAGTTTAGAATACTAAAACTTTCAAAAAATAAGGACACACTTAACTTTCCTTCTATTATATATAAAATATACAAAGCCCAAAAATGGAGAATCAAAAAGCAATGTACGATGAGTATATGGGAAATAAAAACCACACTGGCAAGGTATGGTTTTGTGATATGTAATAAAATTGCGTTGCATTTTTTTATTTTGCCTTATTTAATATAACATAGATTGGTGGACCAGTTGTTGACTTATGTTGACAACAAAGTCTACGTAAAATAGAGTATTCGATGAACACTTTATTTATGGGCAAAGGTTCTTGATATTATTTTATATCTCAAATTTTGAACTCGTCCTTTACTAAGCTCATACACCGAAACAAAATCTTACGTTACACCTGTGAGATACGCTTTAACAAGTCACTCGTTTTAATGTTAATCTACCAAACTATCAATGATCCCTACTTTTGTACAAAATTTCTATGATAGAATTAAAAAATTTATTTAATCAAGCTATCCCCAGACTTTTAGCTCTCCTACCGCTATATTAGTCAATTTTAAAGTGGTATAATTGGTATAGGCAGATTACTAATAATATAATTACTGCATACAACCAACCGTCGTCTCCTGCCTAGACGACTTTTTATTTTTAGCTTAACATAATCATTAATATGTCTAATTTTGGTCTATACAAGTTCTTTTAAAATGCTATAATATAGATAAACATCATATCTGAGCTCACTTTTGTGGGCTTTTTAAGAACAATAGACAGTCTTTTTTATTTTCTTCATTTTATTTCTATTTAAATCTATAGCTATTTTCTATGAAGCACTTAGTAAGATATTGACTCATTTACACTTTGGAGGCTTTGTATAATTTTTATTATTTTGAAGCTAAAGCAGATATTTATGGGAGACATTTTATCCATAAGGATACTTGTATCTATCTCCCTGATTCAGAAAGTATAACTGTAATTAGCTATGATGATTCTGAAACCACTGCTTTAGCTAATGTACAAAGAAGATATAAAAAAGAAGTATTTTATCCTTGCACATTTTGTTGCAACTCAATAAAATGTAATTAACTGGAGTACCCCTTGTATTTTTTCTTTAATGGCTATAATCAAAGGTTGCTTTACGATCGGTAACCGCATTTATAAGTTATTTTGTTTGTGATATTGCTTCTTTGTTTAACTGTAAACATTAATATTTTTGGCACAATGAAATTAAAAACAGCTCAACCACAATGGCTAGAGCTGTTTTTATTTATTCATCTTAAACTTTCTTCTATTATATATACAAAATATAGAACCGAAAAACGCCTATATATTAATATTTCTTGCTTTTCAAATCATACATAAAATATACAAATAAAAAACTTTTGGCACAAATTTGGCACAAAAAATCCCCACCGAAGCAGGGACTTACCATTAAGAGCAGACGTTTATTATAGGATATTCAATTATCAACTATAGGTACAAATAAATGGCTGTAATAATTTGAACGAATAAAATCACTGCAAATGGTGCCATAATAACCAATATCACAAGGGCTGGTCCACCTAGCCACTCCCTACCTTTATTTCTTTTCATATCATATCCTCCCTAAATGAATGTATTAATTACACAACACTTTATTTTTGTAAAGAGAATACTTAATAAAAAGTCCCTCAGTACTGTACTGACGGACTAACAATATTGAATAGAGACCTATTCAAGTACCATCATATTTTATTTATTAAAGTATGTCAAGTAATTGCATTATTTAACAAAAAAGTTCTCCCAACCTGAAAAGGGAGCTATATCAAACTCTACTTCTTATAAAGCGCATAAGATTGGTTTATGCGAGCTTGATACACTTACATTATATCAAAAAAACTTCTTGAGATACACGACCGCACAATAAGAAGTTCTGCCAGGCATCGACATTGATTAGAAACTTTACTCTTTTGTAAGTGGATTGTATAGCTGCCTGACAGAGTCAGTATAACACAATAGATTGACAATAGCGAACCATACAAAAAAGACACCCGATATGTGAGAGGCGCCTTCCTGATGAATAGCCTAGTTATAATTACTCGTCATAACTAGAGTTCGTATTTGAGGTCTAACTTCGTCACAGAGAAGTAGCCTACGAACACTCTTACTATAACACTAATATGTCCAATAACATAATGATACAAAAAAACCACTCCTAAGAGTGATTTTAATTATGCGTGGTAAATATTTGATGCTTGAGCGCCTCGTTGGCCTTCCGCAATATCAAAAGTTACTTTTTCGCCTTCTTCAAGTTTTTTGAAGCCACTGCTTTGAATTTCTGAGAAGTGTGCAAACACATCTGTCCCATCTTCTGCAGTGATAAAGCCAAAACCTTTAGAGTCGTTAAACCATTTTACTGTTCCGTTTGTCATAGTATATATATTTCCCTTCAACTAGATTGTAAATCATTATGGTGAAAGGACATATTTAAAATATATAACTTTAACTAAACTTACTTAGTACATAGTATCACGCTTATTTGTTTTTGTCAAATTGACATAAAAAATTTCGCTTATGAATTAAATGCCAACGGTTAGAAACTTAACTAACTCTCGAAGAAATTCATACACGAAGAATCTGTCTTATGTGCCAAGGAGACACCTGTTAACTACAGTATATTTAAAAGTGAATATCTAACAAAAAACACGCTGGCAAGGCGTGATAAATAGAAAAAATAATAAATCAAAAATTTATTTTTATTGCCTTTTATATTATAACAAAAAACACCTCTGAATGTAATAGTCAGAGGTGTCTTGGAGTAAAATTTGTGAAAAATTTTATGCTTATATATTAACATGCTATACCATTGAAGTAAAGTAAAACAAAAGAGTCACTTGGTACCTTATTCCGAGAAACTACATCTTACATATCTTTATTGTATCAAAAAAACTCCCAGTCAAAGGACCGGGAACTAAGAAAAACAAAATTAGAAGCAAGCTTCTTCTTTTGATAATTATATTATATCACTATTCAATATCTAGACAAAACAAAAACCCTCAACACAATTGCTGAGGGTAAAATTTATTAATCTTAACCTAGACATAATAACATGAAACAAACATTATTACAAATATAAAAACACCTAGCGTGAAGGGGCTAAGTGTTAATGATAAAGAATTTATTTTTCATACACATTATACCATGATAATTAAAAGAAATCAAAAAAGCCCGGTCAATTGACCAGACATTCTTTTTTATTTCTTCAAATAATCCATGCTAATATATCGTTTCGCACCACTGTAGGATGTATATGTTCCCCACTTCATGCCTTCGCTAGTAATTACTTCAGAGATATTTACGCTTTGCCCAAAGCTGTAAGCAGCAACCACTTTACCCTTCTTGGTTGATGGATAATCACGTACATTAAGTGCCGATGCAGTAACTTTATAAGTTCCCGCACCTTGTCCGCTGGGAAACGGTGTACTTGCATCTGGAATGCGTAAGATTGCATACGGTGTCAGATAAGCACGTGTTCGGCGCTCTACACCTTTAGCACTTGCTGTTTGAGCTGAACCATCATAATTCTGTTCAATGGCTGTTACTGTAGTAGCTGTTGCTGACTCTACAATAGAAACATGACCATAACCCCCGTTATTTGGATTTTCTACTAAGATATCACCCTTTTGAGGGACAATAGGATAGTATCCATTAGATGCCCAAAATACTTCTGGTGTGAAGCCTTTTGCTTTAATCGCATTAATATTATTAACATCTACCGTATTAATAGCATTCCCTGTAATGCGTGCCCCTGTAGCCCAATATACGGCATAGGTAGAAAGGTCTGCACATTGTCCACCGTACATCCCATCAAAGTCAACTATCACGCCAAGCTTAGCGACTGATAAATCGTAAATTTTCCTCATTTCTTTTTCTCCTTTATTTTTTCAGTAATGACAATAAGACCAACAAAAAGGAGGATACATAGCCTCCACAGTCCTAGAATTATCATTTGTTTTCCTGGTTCAATTTAACGTACCCAGCAGTAGATATTTCACCAGTCTTAATACCTCCAACTGATGTTCCCACTGAGATAAGTGTGGCAAGTCCTGCTACACTAAAAGCATTTACCCAATCTACATCAAGCACTCCTGTAGCTCCTGTAGCTCCTGTAGCTGCTACCGCAATTAAAGACTGTACAAATGTTTTTACTGCACGTTCTGCAGTGTCTTTCCAAAATGTTTTTGTAAACATTATTTTTCCTCCAATTTCATTTTTTTATATTGTTCAAACCGATTGTGAGCGTAGTGGTTGCCGCCAAGTGCTTCGTATTCATCAAAGATGCCACTGACAATCTGCAGTCCATAATCGTGATTAATGGCCTGCAATAATTCAATACGCTTAAGATGCATTTGAATATCTTTTAGCTGCTCTTGTTGCTTCTTTGAAATCCTACGGTATACCCAACTCACAATGATTGAAATAGTAACCAGTGCAGGCCAGTTCTTTAGAACATCCAAACACACTACCCATGCATGGCTAAGTAACTCATTCAATTTTTTCTACTCTCCTTCTTCTGCCGCTGGAACCTTACTCGCTTCAAACTGCTTGTTTGCAACTTCTTGTACGTTAGCAAGGAAAGCTTTTACGTTTTCAATATTTGCTGCTTCATCTTCATGCCAACCAGCGGCATCTGTGATATTGAAGCTAATGTTATACGCTCCGCTTGATTCTACGGTCGCATACATATTACACACGGTCCGATTCCCCGAAACAATTTGTGAATCAAGGGTTGTTTTTGTATTGATATTTGGAAAAGCCATTAGTCTTCCTCACTTTCTTCTTCAAGTTGATCCATAAGCAAATTGTAAGCCACAGCTTCTTGCCCTGAGAGTGCCACATCTAAATCATCAAGAGCTAAACTCAAAAGCTTCATATTTGGGCGGTACTCTTCGATATTGATATAAACTTCCTCATGGTTAAGTTCAGTCAATGCTTCAACTGCTTCAGCTTTCGTTTCTTGAATCCATGGATAAGAGCCGTTTTCGTCCTGGATCAGTTCCCCAGAATCATCTTTTTGAGCATACTTTTCAAGTAACTCTTTCTGGAATTTCCGAAATTCATCGTTCTTTAATGACAGTTTCTGAACAAGTGCGGTACGTGCTCTTGAGGCTTTTGATTTGAGCGGAATACTCACAAGAAAGTTAGCGACATTTACGAGTTCGTTGTTTTTAAATTTAAGCAATTTTTTTCTCCATTTCTCCGATTTTTAATTTAAGTAAATCGACTTCATCCGTCAACTCTTGAATAGCTTTGATAGCAATTGAGCTGTAATCATAAAGACTGAGCATATCGCCTGTCTCATCTTTTAAAAGCAATGCTTTTGGCGCTTCATCCGCAATAACTCCAATCTCACGCTTGCCAGACTTTTTATAAGTTCTGATGCGTAGACCGTTGACAATGCTGAGTGCATCTTCTTCATAATCCTCGATATCTGATTTGAATCGTCTATCTGAGGCCACATTGAAGGCAGAGGCATTGATTGCAAGATAGGTGTTATCATCTGTCCGACTTGTAACACGGACCTGTGTACCACCATAAGGATTGAGATAGAGTCCTGTATTCTGGTCCTTATTCAAACTCATGATGTGGTTTTTCCAGAAACGTAAGCCCGTATTCTGACCATTTGTTGAGGTTTCAAAGTGGTAAGTCATTGAACCTGGAAAAGCCGCATCCCAGTCTGTTCCTCCTGACTGAGTGGAGTGAAGATTGAGTTGACCTACATTGGTTGTTTTATTAAACAAGCCCTTTGAAGATACCTGTAAGTGATAATCATAGTTATTGGTAATGTTCCCAGTATCTACCGAGTTCAAATGGGCGGTATCTCCTGTAAGGAGTTTGGCATTGAGTGTGCCCGCTACAATACTATTGGCATTGATTTGAACAGCAACATTGAGTGTTCCTGTTGTTATGGCGCCTGCATCAAGATTGATGATTCGAACTGTCGCCGCATTCAGTGTACCGACCTTAATTTGACTTGCATCAAGGTTAATCACATTAATACGATTGGCATCTAACGTTCCTGTGACCACTGCGCTCCCCATATTGACCGCACCTACTGCCAGTTTTTCTGCCGTTACAGATTCCGCAGACAAATGTTTGGCAATAATCGCACCATCTACAATCATGTCAGAACCAACAATGACTTGACCTGTGGATGCCGTATAAGGGAGGACCTTAGCTCCACGGTTAAGCATGATACGAGTATAATACGCATTGACCTTTCCGGATGCAACAAGCGTTACTCGAACATACTTTGTTCCTGTTGGAGCAATTTTGTTATCGTTTATAACTAATGTAGGTTTTTTTAGTGCAGAAGCATCTATAAATACTGTTGTACCTGTAATTGACTTTCCATCTTTATCAATAAAAGAAAGATTAAGTCCTGCACGTCCAATTCCTCCTGCAGAGTCCATGGCATTGTTATCCATCCTCACAATCATTGATGCAGAGTAGGCGACACCATCCTTTCCCCTTACATCTTGAAACTTAGTTCTAAAGTTAGATGTCGTCACCTCTAAATTAATGGTGTTAATACCAGCCATTGTTGAGTTTCCGCCATATTCATCGGTAAACGTAGCAGCTGAATCATAGAAGTCGGCACCCGTTATTGAACCCCCGCTTATCCATCCGTCAAAGAAGGTATTACTTTGGAACTCACTATTCATAAGCATATTTCCAGCTGTGGGGACAATCAAATTCGCCGCAAGTGTTCCTGTCGTAATGACAGAGGCATCTAACTCTTTAATCATAGCCGTTGTGATAATGGCATCATCAATAAGTGTCGTTCCTGTAATATGGACCTTCTCACCAGAAATCAATATCCCTTCTGTAGAGACATTGATTTGATTGATGACATCATTCTTTTCAACCATGATTGAAACAGAATCGGAAATTTGACTAATAATTGAAGCGCCAGTGGGCATTCCATTGGTTAAATCCGTTACCACGGAATTAATAGAGTTGGCGGTTTGAGTCACACTAGAAATCTGCGAATTAATCAAACTCTGGTCTGCATTATATTGCGACTGACTCACCGTTGTTTTCAGACCATTTTCCAATTGCTCAATCTTGACTTGGGTATCTTCTGGAGCTGGTGTCCAGTCTGTTGGGACAGTTCCTTCTTCAAATTTTGGAGCTGCGAGTAAATAATGTGCGGTCTCTGTTTTGTTGTTCGTATATAAATAAAAGTAGATACCATTTGTGGTGACTTTCGTGTTAAATATACGAGACAGCCGAATCCAATCACTATTGCCTGGAACTTCTTGATTAATGGACGTATAAGTTACAGCATTTGTTTCTTTATTTCGCTCTCCAGTCTGGAGAATCATGTTAAGAGGTTCTGTAGCTATATTTTTTATCCAGAAAGTTTGAACATAAGATTTATCACCGATAATATTCTCTACAAATTTCTGAGTTCTTAATCCCGATTGTCCTAATGCCGTTTGTGTAATTTCTACACCAGTCGCAATTTGATTCAAGTCTGTAATTGTGACAAGTTTAGAAGTTGCTGTAGCTCCTCCCTTTATCCAAAGATTTGGAATACCGTCTTTATTATCATCTCCAAGAAACGCAGAGTTACTTATCAGGTTTCGTCCACCAATGGAAAGATTTTTAAAGTTATCAAGGGCTTCTTGACCCAGCTCTTTTGCATTTTCTGCTAAAGATTTTCCATCTAAAGCCGTTGACATTGCTTGAGAGGCCGCATCATTCACGGTTTGAATATCTTTATTGGCTTGGTCTACTGCATCAGACAGTGCTTGATTGGACGCATCCACATTATCAATTGCGGTTTGGGCATCAGACAGTTGCTTATCCAGGTCAGCAAAAGCTGCATCATTTTCCTGTTTAGCTTGGTCCAACTTATCTTGCATTTCTTGCTCAAAGTCTGTTTGCCAGTTGCCATCAATGATATTTACCCAAGAAGTCCCATCCCATTGATAGACTGTTGTTTTATCTCCATCTCTTTGGAAGTATAAATCTCCAACTTTAGGATTTGCAGGAAAACCGTCCCCAGAATTACCGTAATAGTTGGTGTTCTTCCCGTTGGCGGAAATAGCTGCATTGATAGCCGTTTGTTTTGCGCTATCCGCAGCATTTTTTATCTCATTGACATTGTTGTTCACCCATTGGCCAAAGCTTGCTTTTTTAGCACCCAGAGTGTAGCTGTCATATTGCTCAAGGAGAACATTCCAAACGCTACCGACAACCTTTGCTTCAGCAGTTACGCCTAAAGGTTCAAAGAAAACTTTTACCGTATCCGCCAAATGGAGCGATTCCACTTCTTCCACGTTGTAGCTTTCATCTAATGAAGCGCTCAAGTCCACAGTAGAGACTTTCATGGTAACTTTCGGTACACCGACTTTATTGGTCTTCACATAAGACTGAGCTAATTTCCTCAGTTTATCCTCGGAATAGGGGTTCTTATCATTGAATTTTTCTGAAAAGTCCACCATAGCAACACGGCGATTCGGATATTTATCGACGTACTCACTGTCAACAAAAAATTCTGGAAGTGTACGTAAAACAGTAGAATCATTACTTGTCTCATTGGCATAAGGGTAAATCGAGGTGTAAGTTTCAAGAATGCTTTCTTCTTGTTCAAAGTCCGTAAGATTACGACCATAAGCAATAATCGTATTTGAATATCTTCCCCGCTGACTCGTTAATCTTATTTGATAATTATCAAACTGATATTCCCCGCCCCACTGATCAAGAATGGAACCTTCTACCCCACCCAAAATATTTCTTGGATTTTTAAAGTCTGGCACTTTCCACTCCGCACTACTTATTGTTGTAATGTCAGAATAGGCGGTTAAAGGGTGTTTATCTGCAATAGCACTCAACATTTTGTTCAATGCCACTTGAGCCACGGACTCCACGACCTTTGTGCTTGGTTTAATCGGTAAATCATTAATGATATAACTGACATGTTCTGCATAGATTGGAATAATTCCATCTATTTTTTTACCAATAGTCTTTATTCGGAAGAGCTGTCCAGTTTGGTCTCCTGTATCTACTTTAATTTGCGCATCTTTAACTAAGTATTTGACAAGTGGCCCATTGGCTAAATACTCAATGTTGAGTTCAAACTTTCCATTTAGTTCTTCTGGCACTAATGCTGATATACAGTCAACCATGATTCCTAAACCAAGATTATTAAAATCTGTATGTTCTGGACTATATAATATTGGATATGTCATGCAAGTTCACACCACCTTTCTATAATTGTTCCTGTAAAAACTGTATTGTCCCAACTAATTGTATTTGATCCAGTTTTCAAATTTGGAAATGGATAGGAGTAAACTTTATCCATCTGGCTATGTTTTTTAGACAAATCCGTAACCACTTGATTTTCACAATCAATAACAACACCATCCGTTATATTTTTGAGAACAAACTTCTTGTCGTTTACAGTTAGAGTGACATCCCCCGTGCCTGTCAATGTAATGATGGGATAAGCAACCTGTGTACCTTTATTTTGAAAACTCTCGCCACTTTTCAAAGCACTCGCGTTATCATAAGAAGATTTGAGATATTTCATAGGAAAAAGCTTGACAGGAACAGCTACAGTTGCTCTGAATGGATTACTCCGACTTGTACTTGATTTACCATTAACTTTTGCTTTGAATATATAATTTGGCTCTCCAGTCCAAGAAAAGTCCTTGAAACCATATAAACCAGAGATAAAAGATTGAGCTTCTTTAATCTGATTTTCTAAGTTACTTTTCCCTTTTAGAAGAGATATTGTGAACTCGAAGTTTTGGTCAACAGGTTTGAAACGGTGGTTATCTCTTACAACTACACCATTTCTACCTGGTATTTCAATTTCATCAACATCTCTTTCCACACCATCAAACTTTAAATCAGCATGAAGACGCATCCCGAAGTCGTTTAAATCTTTCCCTGACCACACTACACTCATTAGAATCCCCCTCTCTGATCTATTATTGTTTGGGTATACATTTGTTCCATCGTTTGTTGGATATCTCCCTTGCCGTTCCATTTCGCTTGAACAGTAATATATTGATTAACTGTTCTTTGATTATTATTCGTTGCATTATTGATAACTTGTTGATTGCTTCCATAACTACTCCCCGAAGCTAATGCATACTCTGCACTAATTTGAGGTAATCCTAAATTCATTTCTGAAGCCATTCGGTCAGCCATGCTTGAAATATTGCTTTTTACTTTTTCGAAGCTACTAGTGAGACCTTTATTTAACCCGTCCATGATGACGTTACCTGCAGGAATTAAAAGTTTTTTATCGTAAGATAGTGGTCCTTTGTGCTTCTTCATCCAAGGAGCGATTCCACTAACAAAACTTTTTACTTTATCGAAACCTGCACGAAGCCCGCCTAAGAAACCATTCATAATTGCAGAACCTGCATTCACTAACGAATTAGGAACAAATACACCAATCATCGCCCGTAGTAATTCTGCAGCAGCACTTCTAATATCTTGCTGTCTACCACGTATATTTCTTGCCAGTCCTCTAATTAAATTAATTCCAGCATCCATCAACCGGCCTTGAGCTTGTATCAGTCCTCGAACCATTGCATCAACCAAATCCATAGCAGCTGAAACAATATCTGGTATTTTCCTAGCAATACCTCGTATAAATTGAACAATAAGATTTACAGCGGAGTTTATGATACTACCAATATTGTTAGCAATACCATTTACAAAACTCACAATAAGACGAGAAGCTGCATTGACGATATCTGGCATTCTACTTATTAGCGCATTTACAAAATTTAAAATAATTGTAATCGCCATATTAGTTATTTGACCTATATTGTTTGCTATTCCTTGTAGGAAGGTCATTAGTAGATTAAATCCAGCTTGCAATATCATTGGCAACTGAGTGTTGAGCGCTGTAATCCAAGCAACCACAAGGTTAGCAGCACTCGCAACTAATAATGGAAGAGCTTGAGTTAAAGCTCCCAGTACAGCTAATATGATGTTGGTTATTGCTCCTATGACAACTGGAATATAGGTAACTAAAGTTGTTGCAATGGTAGTCACAATAAGAATTGCTGATTGTGCAATAGTTGGCACGAGTGTAACGATTGTCAGTGTAATACTACCAATCAAATGGATAATTGAAGCAGTTATCAAAGGGAGCCCTTGAGCAATCCCTAAAATGAAGCCAGATATAATTTGTAGTCCACCTTTAACTATTCCCGGAAGAGCACTAGCAATTGCTCCAGCAATACCATTGATTGCCTTGCCGAAATTACTACCAATCATGGGACCATAAGTACTTAAGCCATTCACAAGAGTAATAATTCCATCACCAATTGATGATAAACCTTTTTGCACATCACCACCTCCAACTACTTTTGCGAGTAGTTCAAAGATTTTGATCACAAGTCCTACAGGACCTAAAGCTGTAAGCAGAATAGCTTTTGCTGCAGTCATTACTATTTTAAAGATGTCTAATCCTTCTCCTGCTTTTTTGACTGGTGAGAGAAGATTTTTAAAGAAGTTGATAAGATTACCAACTCCTTTTATCATTACATCAACTGTTTTAGTAGCAGAAGCATTAGAATCCATAAAGCCTTTTATAGCTCTTGCTGCATTACCGAATGCTTTCGGATAAGCATTAAAAGGTGATAACATAGCTTCAAAAATTGCTTTAGCTGCATCCATAGGGGACATATTAAGTGTGAGCAAAGTTCGAAATGCAGTATAAACTTGTTTTATTCCTCCGACAACTTCCCCAACGGGTGCCAAAAAGCTCTTTAGACTGGCTACCATTGCCGTCAGTTTTTCACGAACACTATCTGGAAGCATTTCAAGTAAAGCCATACCAACTTCTTTTGCTACTTCTACAAAGACAACGGGAATAGCTTTAGCAATATTTTTTACAATAGGAATAATATTTCTAACAACATTTTTAAAAGAATCTATAACATTTTTAGTCAATCCTTTTAAATCTGCATCAGATTTACCAAGTCCTGCTAATAAGTTTGCAAGAGCTGCCTTTGTACTATCAATTGAACCACTTATTGTTTGTGCTGCTTCTTTTGCTGTGGTACCTGTTATCCCCATCTCTGTTTGAACTAAGTGGATAGCCTCAGTGACATCCGCATAATTGCTTATGTCAAATTTTCTACCCATAGCTCCAGGTAATTTCTCCGCATCTGCTAGAAGCCGTTTCATTTCTTCTTGTGTCCCGCCATAACCAATTTTCAAATTGTCAAGCATAGTGAAGTTACCTTTGGCAAACCCACCATAAGCGTTTTGAATATCAGTAATATTAGAACCCATTTTATTGGCATTATCTGCCATATCAGTAACTGCTTGGTCAGTAAGTTTTGCAGCTTTTACAGTATCACCGCCCACAGAAGTTACCATTGCTGCAGCAGAAGATGTCGCTACTTCCATGTACTGGTTTGCAGACATTCCAGCTGTTTTATAAGCGTTGTCTGCATTCTTCATTACAAGGTCTTGAGCTTGCATGAGATTATTATAATCTCCACGAGCATCGTCAACGGACTTACCAACTGACTTAGCATACTCTTCTACAGATTGACCGCCTGCTCCGAAAAGCGTTTCTACACCACCGACAAGCTGTTCATAATCCGCGTACGCTGAAACTGCTGCTTTACCAAATTTTATAGCACCAGCAACCATTGCTGATCCTGCTGCAGCAATTGCTGCAGCTTTTATCAAGCCCATGGCACCAGATAAGGATTTTATCCCATTTCCTGCTTCACCACTGGCTTTTTCTAACCCATTAAGACTAGCAATACTTTTCTTTACAGAACCGTCATCGGTGAGGATGTCAATTTTTATTGTTCCATCTGCAGCCATTAAGTCACCTCACTTTCCATATCATCGGGCAATGCGTAAATTTCCTGAAGTTTCTTCATTTGAGTTTCATGCGTATTCTTCGACTTCGAGGGCTTTTTCCAAGCTCGTATGGACATAACTTGCTCAAACTTTGTCCCTTCTGGTAAACCAGAAAGTAAAGCTTTAAATTTATACCAATGAAGCTTTCCTTGTTGGTCAATTAGATCGATACCATAGGCTTGCAAAAAAGAAGCATAAATATACTCTGCATCATAATTGAGAGAGTACAAAGCTTTGTTTTCTTCTTCAATCTCAGGCATAATATTTCCCTGTAAGTCACGCTTTACAGGTTTATCAGATTTTGAACTGCTTAAGTAATTATCAAACACTTGTCTAATAGCTTCTGACTGAGCTTCAATTGAAAGCTTTAATAATTCACTTTCTCTCCCAAATAGAAGCTTAATACTTAATTTAAGCTTGTTAATGTCAGATAAACGCTTCTCTTTCAACAAATCAATCAATTTCAACATGACATCAAATGATGCATTGAGAGGGTATTTTTCACCTGCAATCTCAACATCATCATTTATTTTTTGATAAAGAGAAAACATAACACCTCCTAGCTCAAGTATTTTTCTTCAAAATTCTTGAAATCATCCATTTCGAGTTCCTCTTTCAGTGCCATAGCCATTTTGTAGAAATAAACTACTACAATGAGAGAACTTGGAGAAAGTGCATAAATCTTATCGAAGGTACCACCACCAAAAATAGGATCCATCATATTTTTAATGAAATCTCTTGTATCTTCAAAAATATCTTCATTTTCAGTAACTGAAAGCTCATTTTTTGCTTTTTCTAATTCATCAAATGAAGCATAAAGACGCTTAATATTGTCATCCGAGCGGTCAAACTGGATTACAAGTTGTTCTTTTCCCTTAGCATCAACAAAAGGAATATCAATTGTTGTTTTTTGTAGTTGAATTGGTTTCATTTTTTTCTCCTTAAAAAATAAAGACTAGGATGCACTCCTAGTCTCTAATTATTTATTCTGCTGTTAACACCACAGGTTCACTCCAGTCTGATCCTGTGAATTCTCCATCATGTAGATACTTAGCTTTTGCTACATCATCTGCACCAATTCCTTTTTCTTTGTAAGCTTGAACATAAATATAAATTTTGTCCCCTGCTTCAAGAACTGGAACGTCTAAAGTTTTTAATGTCCAACTATTCGTTTCCGAATAGCCCATGAACGTGGCTTTCTTTGGATCAGATTGATTTGCTGCACCGTAATGTGTGAGATAAGACTGAGCATCCTTTACTGATTTCCAGTCTACCTTTATTGATCCGTCACTATTAATAACCCCAGTTACTGTCTGGGGCTTAGCTGGGTGTGCCCTTTTCGTCTTTTGGAACACCTTTAAATGTAATCGTACATTCAAAGTCTGGACGTGCTGTCGCATCACCACCAGAAATCTTAATGCCGCCAATAGTAGCTGGTCCTGAGATAATACGTCCATCTGGTTCTGTAACTTTCAAGAAGCAGTCACGTTCTGAAAGTTTAAATACTTTATCTCGAATAAATTCTTGAGCTTGATCCGCAAACTTACGGTGGCCTGAATAACTGTAAGCAGCAGTAATACTGGTATAGTATTTTTCTTTGCCTCCATTCAAATCATAGTAAGCTTGTTCTTCCTCATCTTCTGAAAAATCAGTGTCGTGGCTTGTAATCCCACCCCCAATTGTCAAAAGTGTTTCTTCATCTTCCCCTATTTCAAATTTATAGGCATAGTTATTTTGAAATCCCATTTTTATTTCCTTTCCTTGTAGGTTGTTATACTTGCTTGAACATCAAGAATGAAAATATAATATTTTTCATCATCCTCGCTGCTAATGTAGGGCTTATTTGCAATTTCAATCTTCCAAAAATCAAAAGAACCATCTGAGCTTTCTAACTCTAACAATTCCTCTAAGTGTGTTTGGATTAGCCAAAGCACTTTTTGAATTTGTTCTTGGTCTTTAGACTTCATAGCAAATTCATAATTCAGTACCTGGTCTTTTTCCCCATCATAGGTTTCACTTGTCACTTTACTGCCTGGCAATGGATATAAAACCAAAGACTCTGTTGGCTTCAAATATCCTAGAATACAGTTCATAGGAAGATTTGGTATAGAATTAACACTATCCTTCAATCGATCAATAAAATCCATTAAAGACCTGCTCCTTTCTTAAATACTTTTGGCCAACTTTTCCCATAAAGACCCTTGGCTTTTAAATCCCACCGTGGGCCAGTTCCGGGTGTTGTATAACTTTTAAAGCTAAACGATGTACCTTTTTTAAATGAATGGCCATAGAATTGCGCTCGTGCGTATGGCGTATTGTAGTCAATTGTCTTTCCAGAATCAGAGACATGTCCACTCGCGGACAAATCTCCTTTTCGTTTAGGTACAAACCTATCCATATCCATCAGCGCTTGGTTAGCCATTGCTACTCTTCCGCGTGTGATATTTTGGCCACTTAGTTTTCTCTGAGCGCCTCGCAAGTCAACTTTAACATTCGCCATCAGACCACCTCCAAACGCCAACCAATCGACTCACCGTTTAAAATAAGCTCTTTAGTAAGCACGATATTATATTCTTGATTGTTGAAAATTACTGGAGTGTCTTTTTCAAACACTGGTAACTCTCCACAATAGCGATATAACATTGTTATTGATGCATTAGGTGCTTTATCTGTGGAATTATTCCCGCTTCTTGAAAAAGTTGAAGATAAATTAAACCAAACATGATTAACTGTTTTGTTATCATAGATTGGCTTTTGATAATCATCTTCCCCTGTCTTTTGGCGGTAAACAATGGAATGTGGAAAAGCCCGCTTAGGTGGCAAACGATAGTAAACCATCAGCAAGTCCCCCTATAAAGCAACCCTGTCATAGATAACAACTCTAGGGCTTCATCGGACACAATACTAATTGTTCTCTCTCCAGAAGCTCCAGAATTGCCGTTTGACACACTTATTCCATCAAGTGACCAATTTGTTGGGCTATCAATTTCAGCCGTAGATATAGCCCCCAAAATTGCCATATGCTCAATTTGTACTGCAATTGCCTTTTTAAATTGAGTTGCACGGAATTCGATATCTGTTTCTAAATCATGAAACCTATAGAAATTTCTTGTGCGAATATCAATAAAATCAGAAGCACGTACTACAAGTCTTTTAAACTCTTCTTCTGTAACTTCTTGATAACCAAACTTTTTATATTCGTCATATGTTAAGTAAGTCATAAGCTCCTCCTCAAAATAAAAGAGGAGACTATGCTCCTCCGCCTGGTTCTGTAACTGTCACTTCACAGGTTGCTGTTTTACCATTTACTGTTGTGACTGTAATTGTTGACGTTCCTGCAGCAACTGCAGTAACTTTACCTTGAACAGGCGTTACAGTAGCAATAGCTGTATCACTTGATGAAAACTGAACAGATTTATCTTCTGCATCAGCTGGAGCTACAGTTGCTGTAAGTGTTTCTGTGCCCCCTACTTCAAGAGATAACGTTGTTTTATTCAGCGTTACTCCTGTAGGGGTTATACTTTTTTTAGTTTACCTTTAAGAATAGCTTTCTTATTCTTTTCTGGAAGATATTTTCCGTATTTCGCTGCTGCTTGAAGCGCAGTTCCTGCAAAATCTTCTGAGTCCATTGCACGAGCCACTTGAATACCAACACCAGCTACACCAACGTTATCCGCTGCAAAATAAGCTACTTCATCAGTTTGGAATTTTTCATCTGGAAGTTCTGCAAGTACAAAACCTTTAAATTTATAAAGTGTTTGTTCATCTACATTTGCACTTGAATTTTTAGACGTAGTGGCCAACTTAGAATCAATAAGAAGATCATACACGTCTGCATTTACATAAGCTACCCATGGAATTGCAGTAGAAACATTGTTGTTAACAAATTTCTTGTGAGCATCAGAGAATAGCTTGGTAACTGAATCTTCATCAAGAGTAACATCTAATGTTTCACTAGCACTATCAGATAAGAGTTTACCAAGGAATGAGTCAACATGTTGTGCCCATGCCACGCCATGTAGTGCTAAACGTTCTGCAACAACCTGGTCTTTAATGTCATTTACTGTGAAGTCATCAAGCCCTTCATTGATAGCCAATGGTGCATCATAACCAACTTGCGTGTTCACAGATTTTACTTCTTTACGTGGTCCAAAACGTGAAGTGTTTCCTGTACCAGTGCCAAACCCTACATTTTCATCAGTAGAATATTCTTGAATGACCACATCAGTGTCACTCGTTTTTAGTTCCATGAATGTTTCATTTTGAGAAACTCCATCTTTGACTTGAAGAGAACCACCAAATGCACGAAGATAGGCAGCTTTTTTAGCGAAAAGGTCTGGCAACATACCAGAGAATTGTTTAGTGAAATACTTGATTGACATATTTTGTCTCCTTTAAATTAAATTTTCAACAGCCGCAGCAAAAACATCTTTAGTTTGACCAGGATCTGTCCCGGGATTTCCTGATGCGACAATTGTTGGTTTTGCAGGTTCAGCTGCTTCTTGAAACAAGTAAGGCATTGATTCCTTGAATGTTGCTATTTGATCATCAAGTCCGGAGATTTTGCCATCATCTTGGATAATGACGTTATCTAAATTTACTTGGCCAAATAACAAGTCACTGTTCACAGTACCTGAGTCTTTCAAAGCAAGCTTTACTGCATTTGTTTTTTGCATACTAGCAAGATCAGCGTTGAATTTTTCTTCACGTTCTTTTGCATTCTTGACAGATTCATCAAGTTGTTTCTGCAATTCTTCAGCGCTAGAATTCGACTCTTGAGCCTTTTTCAAGTCACTGGTCAACGTATCAACTTCTTCTGCTTTCTTGTTGTATTGTTCTTTGCTCACAAATTCCTTCGGAATCTCTGCACTGATTTCTTTATGAAATTCTTCAGCATTGAATTTTCCGTCTTTGTCTGTGTGCTTTGCGATAATGGCTTTAATATCCATCTTTCTAACCTCCATAGTCTTTTATAGCGGACACTTCCCGCTTTGGATTTTATGTTTGCCTTTTATAGCTAGGCGAGCTATAGAGATTACAGGACTTGAACCTGTGACCTCAGCCTTATAAGGACTGCGCTCTAACCAACTGAGCTAAATCTCTAGAAGAAAAGCGCTAGTTAGGCGCTCTTTTTGTTTTTGAATTGTTTTGCGTATTCTTGAGCTTTCCCATTTTTATAAATACGCTCTCTAGCAGCATCACGGTGTAAGAACTCATTTTCTTTTAGCAAGTCATTAAGAGCGCTTCTGTGTGTGCTTAACATGTTTTGAAAGTGTTCTGTTCGGATTTTATCTTCCAAAAGTCTAGCGGCCTGAAGTTTGTATTTATCATCTTTAATTGCTCGCTCATATGATCTTTGCTGCGCTTGCTTACGACCATTTTCAATTGCTTGTTTGGGAGTAATATTCTTTAGATGTTCCGGAACTGATGGTAAAGTATTCACTCCAATAATGAATGGTGTAAGATAATGCTTGCAATTTGCACCAAGTGCTCCACCTGCTGTCCCCCAACCATGCTCTTTTAATGATTCAACTCTATAACCTAATATTTTAGAGTAAAAGGATTGACCTTTAGTCACTACTTTTCCTTGAATAGGTGCACACGCTGGGCGACTCGCCCCATGTTTTGAATAGTAAAATGTTTCCACCCCTAATTCTTCACTGGCACGTGTTCGCATATCATTATAAACACGGTAAGTTGTTGACTGAGTAACCATTCGAACATAGCTATCAATATTCCACTGCCTACCAGCTTTATCAATAAAGTCAGATGGAAATCCTTTAGATAACCACTTCATGACAGTATCATTTATAGCTTGGTCTGCTGTTTTGACTCCCGAAACAACTTCTGCAACAGCCATTTCAATAATAGATTGATAAGTTTTCATGATAGGGTTCTTAGCAAAATTACTAGACAATAAGGATTGATTAACGAGATTATTCACATCTTTAAAAGTCTGTTGCGCATAACTTTCGAGAGCCATTTTTACATCATTATGTGGCGGATTCTTTCCCAATTCTTCAGCAAGTTGTTCTTGGGTATTTTTATAAACTTTCAGCCCTTCGTTTTTAATAATCTGATTAAATAAATCTTGGGCTATTCCTGTTTGCTCAATAATGTATTTCACATTCTGCTCATTAAGCATGTGCATATCATTGAGTTTTTCAAGTTGCCAAAGCCATGGCTCACGTTGTAAATCAGTATTTCCACGCTGTTTAATTCGCTTAATAAGGTTTAGCATTAACTCTTGGGCCATTCGTTCATAAATATCACCAACCATTCCTGAAGCTAGTGTCATTTGATCTTCATTGACTTTGAACTTTCTCATAATCATTCACCGCCATACATTCCTATATCAGTTGTATCCAATTTTGGCGTCTGTTCTTTTTTTATTTCTGCAAGAATTTCTTCTGCTTGCTTTTCTGTGACTCCTTGAATCTTTTGAATCGCAAGTTTTTTAGAAGTTAAGCCCATAGATGTCAGTTTTGCATAATAATCTGCTTTAGAATCTTGTGATTGGAAAACTCCATCATCAAAATCAATGTTGATTCCAAATTTCTTTTCAGAAGAGAAGATATTATAGGAAGCCGCAAGTTCAAAGATAGTAACAACTAACTCTTTTAATGCTTCTTCTACAATCAGAACATTGTCCGAACGAGTGGCGAAAGTTTCAGAGTTTTCACTTATGATTTCTGTTGCTGTCTTAACAGACTGTCCATCAAAAGAGAATGTACCTGAACTGAACCCCGTTTGAAGTTCAATTGTACGTAAAATAAAGTCGATTGAATCAATAAACTCTGTGGAACGCAGAGAAGGAGCAAACTCATCAATAAAGGGTTCATCAGATTTCATCCGTTGGAATACACTTGTCTTAGAATCAAACCGTTTAATTGGCATACCTTCTTCATATCTGACTTTGAAAAAACTATCTGAAGCAAGAATCTTTCTGCCTGCCTCTTCAATTTCTCGCATGAATTGGTCATACTTTTCGTTAATATCAATCAACTGGCGTTTGGCATTGTCGATAATCCCTAAGCTCAACGGACTTGAAATATTAAAGTTATTCTTCCCTGCAAGTTTGATATAAACAAATATAGGACGAGTGAAGCCTTTCATTTCTACTTCATCTTGTAAGTTTTCATACTTAGCTAACGAATTTAAAGGGACTCGAATGCCGACTTGTTCTTGATTCTCTGAACGATACAGTTCATTGCGAATAAAATATTTTCCACTTTCCCATTCATGAAATTCTAAAAGCGTGAAACGTATTGTCTTTTTACCTTCTGAAACTTGAGTTACTGTTGCAATAGCAGCTTCGCTTATATCATTAGTATTCGATTCAAGTGGATAAAACGTATCAGCTCGGCAATACGCAATCTTTATTGTTTTATTTGCTTCATCATAATAAGGGCGGAGCACTAAACCACCAATGGCATAACAAGCTTCTAACTCTTCCCCAAAGTTCTTACGAAACTTATTACTATTAAAGATTTCTTGCAAGGTTTCATTTGCTTTCTCGTCATCTACACTAATTGAGCAACCATCATTAAAGACAAGCTTTGACAGCTTTCTCGCAACGACTTTCGAAACATTAAGTGAGTGGAAATCACGTTTAGCAATCTTTCCTTCGCTGTTTAAGTATTCAACCTGTTCAAAGATATTCCTATAAATTCTTTTATTATCCTGGATGCGAAGATATTCTGCTGAATCAACAGAAATTTTCGGATGATCCGTAATTTCATTTAGTGACTCAATTATTCCCATACTTGCGCCCCCTTTTCTAAACATATTTTTTAACCTTTCAAACACTGGTCACCTCCTAAATCAAGTATGTCACCGTGAAGTAATTAACTGCATAACGTAATTCATCACAGGCGTGGTTATTTTTATCTACTGGCAGACCGTTTGGAGTTCTGATATACAAACCAATTTCTTTTATTAGATTATAGTGATCATACTTTCCTTCTAATTCGTACAAAAAAAGAATACCTTTATCAAAAGCATTCTGTACTCTCTCAATACCAACTTCAATTTTTAAACCGTTACTTGATACTTTATCTCGGCTGTTATTATTTGCCTTGTCTGTAGAAATCCCAATCAGATTAAGTTCTTCTCGCAACGTTTTACATGCTGGGTCAACAAAGAAGTAATTCCAATGTGGCATCTCTGGCCATTTATCATAGCACCATGATACAAATTGTTTTATTTCCTTAGCATAAACTGACATTGCCTTTGTCTGGCCTGTATCCGTCCCGCTGTGATAATAATTTGACATGCGGTACAAATAATACTTACCTTCATGAAAAGTAACGACATTAAAGGCACAAGTGGTTGCATCAGCTTGTCCGCCATCTGCCGTGAAATAAGTTTCTATGACTCGACCTTTTAAGCTATTTGTCATATGCTTTTCTTCATCAAACATAGAATAAATAACGCCTTCTGGCATCACTCGCTGTCCTAACCAGTCACGCTTATAAAGGTAATCCGAAGTTTTTGATTGTTCTTCCCACATCTTCAAACGTTGTCCAGTAAGAATAGGGTTGTCAGTCGGTCTCCAATGCCTAAAACGATACGTTCCAGTCTTTTCAAACTGACTTAAAAGCTCAAGGTTAGGATGATTTGGTGCTGGTGGGTTCTGTTCTCCCAAGTGAAACCTAAGCTTACTTGCTAAGGTCCGTCTAAACGCTTCGGAAATAACTTCTTTATTTAAAAGATTATATTCTAAAAAGGCAACTGTACCAAACGACATACCAGTGATAGCACCAACAGCATTTACTTTGCCTCCACCTTTATAGTAGATACGCTTTTCATTGCCATGACCAAAGTTTATCCAGAGGTGATCTCCGTTTTCATTGTGTCGTATCTCTGAGTTATCCGCAAAGATATACATTAAACCAAAACCTTCACCGTCAATAAACATGCGATAAGCTTGTTCTTGATTATAAGCAAGAACTAAATGGTCACGATCTGGCGACTGTGCATAAATACGGGCCATCTTAAAAATATCACTGTTTGTCTTTCCTGAACGAATTGTGCCTTCATTCATTTCAAACTCAATGCCTGTAATATCTGCTTTGATATTCTCTGCTTGCTTAGGACTAAAAGCAATCACTATAAATCACCTTCTTCCCTTTCGACAATAGGAACTTCAACAAGCGCTCTAAGCATTTCGTTATTTTTTATATTACCTTCAAGTTTATTTGCACTATCAGTAAGTATTTTTGCTTTTGCTTCAGTAGCGTTCGCTTCAGCAGTAAGCTTTCTAAGCTGTTGTTCCAAAAGTTTGTCATTACCTGGATAGCGTTTTAGAAGTTCTTTCATAGCTTGTATTTGCACTTTAAAGTCAGGAGGCTTCTCAACTTCCGAATAACCCTCTGCGTTAGCTACTACAACCGTTTCTGTTATCTCTGCACTAGCTATTAGACTAAGTCTTTCAAGTATCTCCTGTGCGCTCATAATACGCTCAGAAGCTAATTGAGCCATTCTCTCATCAATATATTTTTTTAGGTCAGGTTTAGTAAGGTTTTCAGCTCCTATAGATTTTGCCGTTCTTTTACTATATCCAGCATTTATCGCTGCTTCCTTCGCATTACCTAATTTAATATACTCATCACAAAATTTCTTCTGTTTTTCAGTTAGTTTCATACCTCCCTCCTTTAGATATGCAAAAAGCCGCCATTTCTGACAGCTTTACCAGGATAGTGTTTATCTCTATAATCAAGTACTCCCTGTAAGTACTTCTAATAACTAATCAAGGAATCGAACCTTGACTATGAGACCAACTTTAGCTACTTAAAAATGTTTAATGTTTAATATTTAAATTCACCTACAGTACGGAATCCAATATTTTTAAATGAACTCATCTCTGCTTGGTTGACATCTGTAGTTTTAAAGTTTTTTGCAAACTTAGCTGCTGATACACCATCCAAACGTGTAAGTTGCTCACCGTTGAACATCCAGATTGAACCATTCATTTTCGATTTTTTGTCGTTTACTTTATATAAAATCATTTCAATTTCTCCTTCATTTGGTGTTGGGTTAGTATGGGAGAATTTCCCTCCCATTTGTTTAATCACATCAACACATCCTTTTAATGGGTTTGCATAATCCTGAACCCCATTTACACTTCCAGATAATCCAGCAGGATACCAAATTGCCCATGCTGCTGCTGCAGTAGATTGAGCATAACCTACTCCAATAGTGCCCAAAGGCCAACTAGTAAATTCAGATTGCCCCTTGTTTCTCACGTTTTGCGGAACCATTCCTACAGTTCCTCCGCCTGGATCATCCCAAGCAATACCGTGTGATTTATCTTTACAGCTATTTAAAATATCTTTTGCTGTTAATGAGGCATCTGTAAGATAGTCTCCTCTTATAACTGTGTGATTCAACCATCCCCAGCTAGAGTTATATCCTTCCTGAATTTCATAGGCTGCAAACCAAGCATAACTCATCCCTGCTGAAGAAACTGCATTTAAAACTGCTTTAATTTTACCTTTATCATTACCACACCAAACTCCAAAACGGTTAGTACGTGAATCATTATAGATAAAATTTACAACCTGATCTATACTTAACCCAAAATTATTATTGACTTTGGAAGTTAGAAAAGCTTTCAAATCATCTTCACTCCCTCCAGAAGTAGAGCCTCCAGTAATCCATTGGTCTAAGTTAATTATGTCGGTAATGGGATCTTCATACGTATTTTTTTTGACCGGAAATCCATTCATATTAGCTTGCCATGTATCTGAACCAATTTTAATCCACACATGGCCGAATCCACCACCACCGTATCTGTTTACTGCTACATTTAAAGTACCATTACCAGTTCTAGCAATTCCTTGTGTTACATAAGTTGCTGGAATATCTTTCGCATGTCCCCTTGCCATGTAAGGGTTAGGTGCTCCAACAAATTCCAGCACATTTTTAATTAAGCTTACACATTGACCATTAAGATTACTATCTGATTTATCTACAGTTACTAGCCCAATAAGACTATCAAGAAATGCTCTAACTTCTGCAATCGTTCGTGCCATTTCCTACCTCCGTTTTTATTTCTTTAAGATAATAGAGGCCTCTTAGTTATCTTAATTTTATTATACCTTCCAATTTTTAATTGGTTTAGGTACAAAAAAAGCTTAATCAATTTGATTAAACTTCTTAACATTTATGAAACAATTTCAGCACTTTTAATTCAACCGAACATATAATTTGTGTTTTACCGAATTGTTCATGTTACCATTATCTCACTTAAAACAGGAACTAAACGGGAAAATTTCGGGAAGAAAACGGAAAGTAAAATCAATATAATGTTTCTCTCCATAACCCCTCTCTTAGTGTCTTTTTAAAAGCATCATATTGTTTTCTAGCCGTACTCTCTTCCAAACAGACCCTTATTCCAACTTTATACCAAGAAAGTCGATATTTAAATCTTGCAATGATTATTTCTTTAACGAGTGTACCTTGAATCACTTCCATTAATTCATCAAGTGTTTGCTTTTGGTCCTTTAACTTTCCAAGCTCTTTATCTGCTTCTAAAATAAGAAAATTTCTTTCTTGGGGTGCTGTATTAGTGCTTGTCCCACTACTTCCAATTCGCTCTTCGTTTTTCTGACGAGTGATCCACATTGCACGAGAATTTATCTTCACTTGAAGCATTCCTGTCATGTAATCACTAATCAATAAATCTAACTTATCTGCCATGAATAAACGTCCTCCAGTATGTTATAATATAGACAGATAAAAACTCATGCCTAAGCCCGTTGCTGCGGGCTTTTTTTCTTTACTAATATGACTCAACATAGACCGCAATACCAACCGCACCTAATGCAACAACAATCATTATTACAATTGTGATAATCGTCCAAATAATTGGATGAGGTGTATTTGATTCTAGCTCGTCTTGTAAGAATACTTTTATAGGTTGATTCTTATGCAGCCTAATCTGCTTATCTCTGCTTTGATTAGGAAACTGTATGGGTTTCAATCCATTATCTGTCAAGTCAGCATAGAATGTTGTACCAAACTTAGCTGGTACTCCATACCAAATTGTCCGTTTGTCTCTGCGTGTGTACTGCTTATTACCAGTTTCCTTAGAACCTTTGATTATATCTTTAACTGGAATATCTTCTTCATACTTCTCTAACATAAACAAATTAGAAGAGTAGTTATGACCAAAGAACGAGAGAGTTTTAGCTTCCTTATGTTCTTTGCCAATATTCTCCCACTCCCATACAGTTCGTGTTTTAACTTCAGTAGTCACATTCCCTTTACTATCTGTATGAGTCTCAGTATAAGTTTCTGTGTGTGGTAGATACTCCTGATACTTTGCTGTGATTGAAGCATATTTCTTACCAGTGTTTACTTGAGAAAGTGCTACAGAATCAACTGCGGACAGATCAGCTTGAATAATGGAACGACCGCCACCAGTATCAAGTAAATAATCAAAGTCTTCTTTATTGTCGATACGATTTGCACTTTGATAAAAGTGTCTATTGTCTGCTTTATTAGCAAAGTCTTTGTTATACCATTTTAAAGATACCGTTCCAATTATGGCCCACACTATGAGCACTATTCCAATGATTAATTTTCTCATCTGCACCTCTAGAATAAATCTCTAGCATCTTTATTATCAACATGGAAATCAAGATATTTATAATCTTGTTTTTCATATCCTGTCATATTCAATACGATCTTAGGAAAGAATGAGCGAACATATCTATTATAGCTTTTCACACTTGAATTATAAGATTCACGATAGTTGGCCAAACGATTTTCTGTCATGCTAAATTCTTTATTGATTTGAGAATAATTAGACTGCGCTTTTAAATCTGGATACTTTTCTACTACAACATTCAAAGACTTCATAGCTTCATGAGTATTTCCTTTGTCTGCTTGTTTACGTGCTTCAGTTACAGCTTTGAGTGTCTCAGACTCATGGTTATTATAAGACTTAACAGAATCAGCTAAGTTATTAAATAAATCAACTCTCCGCTGTTCTTCTTTACTGATATCTGATTTAGAACTACTTACAGCTTCCTCAAGAACAACTGTTCTATTATTAACGTTTGATACGATTAAAGTGCTTGTTAGTGCAAGGATTAATAATAACCCCATGAATGCACCAATTGATATTGCTACTATTTTTTTCATTCCACTACCTCCTACAATTTCCCAGCTAGTGCACCTACAATGATAATCACGGTCAGACAAATCATTGATATGATATAGCAAATATCATTTCCATCGAGTTTATTCATTTAAATAATCTCCTTCTTCCCACACTTTGAACATTTGCGAGTTCTAGCTTTTAGGCCAATGATCCAGTCATGCTTGCAAAACATTTGCTTTATTTTCATTCTGATACCTCATCTAACTGCTCGCACACTACTGGAATGAATGCCATCCCTAACTCTTCTTGACGAAATACCCCTTTTCTCATAAAATCTGCTGCTGCTTCCAAACTATCAAATTCAGCCTCTGAACTATTACATCTTATTTTTTCATCTGCCATTACATATGTTGCACTGTAGAATCTAAATCTCATCTTTTTTCTTTCTCCTTTAACTATGGTAAATATATAATATAATCGGAAGTCGCTTAATAAGCTGTAATTCCTTGTAATCACTGCCTTTATAAGGCTTTTTTTATTTTGGTTAAAACGATGGTTTAAACTGGTAGAATTCGACGGGTTTAAAATGGCAATCCACTCCCAACTCTCTTTCAAACTTCTCAGACTTTAATATATTTCCTTTGTCATCTAAAGTTTGTTATAATACTCCTTAATAAATAACGGAGGTTTATTGAATGCAAAATGTAGATTTAATCAAAAGCGAAATCAAAACAGTTATAGACACTTGCGATAAACTAATTCATGAAGAAAAATTTGATGAATTAGTCAATTTTTATACTGAAGATGCTACTTTAGTAATAAAGCCTGGCATGAACGCACAGGGTCGAGAACAAATTAAAGCTGCTTTTATAAAAATTGCATCTTATTTTGATAATTCTATTAAACCTATTGAAGGAAAAATGATTTATCTTATTGCTGGGGATACAGTTCTTGTATTAGCTCAAACATTTCTGGAAGCAAACAAAACAGCAACCGAAAACTCTGAATTTTCAATGGAACGTAGAGCAACCTATGTTTTTCGTAAAATTGATGAAAAATGGCTCTGTGCTATTGATAATTCTTATGGGACAACTCTTGTAGATTAAAAATAAAAAATCTATATTAAGTAACTTCATTGAAGTTGCTTTTTTTCATCCCTCAATACTCACAAGCTCAACACCGAGCGCCTTGCTGGCAAAATAAATTGTCACTATATTATTGTGGGTTAAATAGAATTCTCGTGCCTCTTCTGACAAACTAAATAGACTGTAATTTCCTTTTTCCCCAGCCTCATATTCTTCCAGCTCCTCCGCAATCTTCTTCGGTATGCTGAGTTTGGGCTGGTTTGTAATTTCCACAACGAAAGCATCTGTCCCACAGAAAGGACAATCTTTATCATAAGGTGCTTCAAATGTCACCATACAATCTGTACATTTTAATTCCATCTTCACTCCTCCACCAATTCATCTACCGAGCAGCCGAGGGCTTGGGCATATACTTTCAGTAAATCATCATTAAATTTGATATGGCCAAACTCATACATAATAGTTAGCGCATTAATTTGATCAAATCTCAAGCCTTTGACAACCGTTTTTTCAATTAGTGGAAAGACAATATCTGTAAGTTCTCCAATATCATATTCTGCCTTCTCACGCATGATTTGCAGCTTTGTTTTTGTCATTTCAATCCAATCTAACCGCAGTCTTGCGATTTCCTTTATCTCGCTTATGGCTCGTCGGTGTAGCCCACCATCTAATAGTTTTGGGAGTTACACCAAAGCGTTCTGCAAGTTCTTCAGCTGTACCTTCATCAAGGAATTTTTCACCTTTATAAATTGCAAATGTCATACTGTCCAATCCCTCCTAAAGCTTTGCTCGAAGTTCAGAGATACGCTCTTCACACATATTTAAGTATTCAGTTTCTTTCTTGATTCTTGTGTCAATCCTAGATAAAGAACTTTCAGATACATCTTCGGCTTGTCTCAGTTCTTCTTGGGCTTCAATTTTCTTTCGAGATTTTTCTGCTTCTCGTTCCCAACGTTTTATCCATTGTTTGAATTTTTCTTTCATACTTCTTCCTCAATCTGTTCATAACAAGATTTACAAAGTAATTTATGGTCCACTGTTGCCATTGCTGTATTTTCATGGCAAATTTCGCATTTAGTCACCCTTTTATGAGTTGTTGCTGATGATCCCCAAAGCTTGGTGAGTTGTTCTAATACTTCTGTAGCTTTATCCCCTTGTTTTTCATAATATCGACGTGCTTTGTCTGCTCGAATTGCACACCATGTGTAAGACACAATTGATACAGTTAGAATTAAAAATAATGTTACTATTTCTTTTGTCATTTCTCCCCTTTCTTATACGCTTGTATTTCGCTCTCTCGTACGTTTTACATTTAGAAGGCACAATCTATCCAAAACATATTTAAGTAGCGAAATTAGCATGATTTTTTAGCTTGCTGAGCTATCCAACTCAGTTATTTCTATTTCAATTTTATTTTTGTTGCCATAAAATTTTCTGGCACAGAGAACTACTATCTGACTGTCGTCAGCGTAATAACCTAATTTAGTCATATAATCCTGCAGATTCTTCATGAGATTATCCAAGTCTGGTCTTGTAGTTTTGAATTGCCACCACTTTTTCTTTTGCTTAATCGCATTCCAAAATGTCACAGTGAGCTGTAAAGGCACATCTTTATCATATGGTTTACTTGGAGCATTGCGCTTTAGTGCGTTAACTAGCTCTTTGTTTTCAGTACCTTTGCGGTTATAAAAAGATATTTTTCCGTTTCTGTATCCAATACCTTTTTGTTGTTGCGTGACTGGCATCTTCTGCAGCTCAAAAGAAAACTTCATTTTCCAAGTCTCGCAATCCGCTCATGAAACTCTTTGTGAAAATATTTAGTTTCTTTGTTGTTTTCTCTTGCTCTTTTCATGGAAGCCACCTCTTCCTTAGAAACTCTGTCCTGTACTAATTTTTCTGCTTTTGTTGGTCTTGACATTGTTTACCTTTCTCTAATTTTTGGTAATCCATCGATCTACTGGTAGAACTTCGATTTTTCCCAAAGATTTATCTTGCCGTATCTCGTTGAGCTGATCCACGCTATAAACAGAACGAGTAATATACAAAACAAAAGTCATATAATTCAATGCTATTTTTCGTGGCTTTTCAAAATACCAATCTGTAAACTTTCTATAATGCTCTGGTGTTACTCCAGTACAACAATCCTCTGCAGCATTAATAAATGATTCAACAGCTCGTTGAGTTTTAAGCCACTGTGATTTAGTCCTTAAAGACATCTGCTATCTCCTCATCAGTATATTCTGGCTCTTGATATCCAGACCACTCTGGAGCCGGCTTCACGATTTTATTATTAGATGGAAAGGCTTGTTGTCTAGGTGTTGTGTCATAATCATCTTCCCAACCTTTACCGTTAAACCATGTACTCCCATGTTTGATATAATCTTTTGAAGTACCCTTTGCACTTATTTCTGCTAAATAGTTTTCAATACCAGTTTGAATTTCTTTATCAGTTACACCAGATTTAACAGCCTTTTTATATGCTGTAAATGCTTTTGGTTTTCCTTTTTTATTTGGATACATTTTCCAAAGCAAAGAAAATCTATTTTCTAAATCAGATTCTTTATCGGACTTGTCCGATATATTATTAAATGATTTATTAATTGATTTATTAGATGATATATTATCTTTAAAGTTTTCTTTAATACCCTCTTTAAATTTTCTTTTAGGGGTGTTAAAGTTTTCTTTAATACCCCCATTAAGTTTATTTAAACAGGGGTAAATAAATCTCTTATCTATTTCTTTCCCTGAATATCGATACTCTAAATCTATATATCCTTTTTCTTGCAGTTTTCTAAGAGTATTTGAAATTGTAACTTTAGTTTTTCCATATCTTGTCGCTAAGTAAGCATTTGATGGGAAAATACTTCCATATGAATTAGCCATTGTATAAATTTCACTAAAAAGAAGTTTTTCAAAATCGTTTAAATCTTCAGCCTCAATAATCGGAACTGGTATTTGATTAAAAAATTTTGTACTTTGTTCCATTAGCTGGACCACCTTAAATTTCCGACATAATTATTAGTTTTATTCCCATCTATGTGTTTTACATTTGGCAATCCTTCTGGATTATCAATAAAAGTTTGAGCCACAAGTTGATGCATAAAAGGCATTACTCGTTTGCCATTGTCTAATACAAAACTATATCTTGGGCGTTGATCTGAACTTGTGTTTAATTTCAAGTTTCTACGGATATTGTCTGTCAATACTTGACGAAGGTTTCCATAATTACTAATTTCATATTCTCCAATAATTTTTCCAACAATTCTCGGAGAGTTAATGTATTCTAGTTTTTTCCATGTTTCTTGAGTCATATATTCCTCCATAAACAATAGGTTAGCGCTGGGTCTCCGTGAGTACATAGCGCCCGACTTACATGTCCTTCC